TTCATATATACCATTATTCCAATTATCTTTTCTATAATTCCATTCATCTCTTTTTCTTATATCCTGTGAATTTTCTATTTCAGGATATAAATCATATAACTCTTCTGCTATTACTCCATAATGAATTTCATTATATTTATCAATACAACTTTGTTTTTCTAATCTTTTTGGATTTAATTCTTTTGGAATTTTTCTTGTATAGGTAATAGTTCTAATTTTTTTATATTTATCAAAATTTGAATTTTTATAAGTTTTAACATTTGATTTAGTTCTACTATCAGATACTGTGCTTATTGCTCCTGCTATTGAAATTTTCCAACCAACAACACCAGGAGCACTATCTTCATCTAACCACCAAAACGCTTCATTATCACCTGGTGTAGAAATACCTGTTGTCTGTCCGTTCATAGTTAAAAAATAACCTTCGCTATCATTTGTGCTTTGTCCTCCTATATAAAAACTCTCTAAAAATGGAATCGTTTGAGAAGACCAAGCACCCATTTCTGTTGGAAATACTGTTCCTACTCCTTGCTTATTATAATTAGCACCTGTTATTTTAGTCATAGCAATACAAGGATTAGAAGATCCAAAAATACTAAATCTTGTTCCACCATTAAACATAAATCTATGATTACTGGAATTTGTGTATCTATATGTTGAGTTAGGACAATTAAAAGTCATTTCTGTTCCGTTGTCGTGATAAGAGATATGAGAACCTGCTTTTGTATCATCGTCAAATTGTGTGCCTTCTGGATTAGAAATAAAATTAAAACCTGATGCGTGTTTTACTTTAAATCTATTTGAACCAATAATAGTTGTATTTAAAATCTCACTTTGAGAAGTTTGAAATATACCTAATTTAGTTGTTCCAACAACGAATTCTATTCTTCCTGTCGCCACTAAATTTTTTAATACAAGATAATCATCAGCACCATTTAAAAATAATTGTGCCTTTTTAAGAGTTCCTACTGAATTTGTATTTTGAAGAGTTAATACTGATGAATTACCAGCACTACCATTATGCCCTGTTGATAAAATTAAATTACAATCATCAGCACCATTACCAGTTATAATATCTACTTGTTTTGTATTAAATTCAACTTTATTATCATTATACATTTTTATATTATTCTCTGCGTTTGTTTTCAAACCCATCATTAGAAAATTTCCACTATTATTATCTCCTATGTGTGTATAATTCATCGTAAAACAATTACCTTGTGCGTTTGCCTTACCAAAAACATATTCTACTGAATTACCATCATTTAATGACCCTGCTAATAATTGTGCTATATAAAAACTTGTTGTATTAGTTGGTGATACTATTAAAGGGTCAATAAAAGTTTTATTAGATAAATTCGTCGTGCTGGTTGGTGTAAAAGTTGTAGATATTACACCAGATGCTGATAAACTTATAGGTGGTGTTGCTGAAAATAAACCTCTAATACTCGCAGTAGAAGTCGCACCAGATGTTAAAAATGTTCCACCATCATCTAAATAAAATGTTCTATCTTCACTAAAATTTACACATTTTATAATTGCGTTATGGTCTAAATTTTGGTCTTTTAATGTTAATCTCGCATTATCACCAGTTGTCCCAGTAGCAATTAAATTATTTATAGTTGTTGATGTTCCATTAATAATATTTGCCGAAGTAGCATTACCAAAAGTTCTATTAGGATTTCCTAATATTGAAGCAGTTGAAATAGATGTCGCAGAGGCAATTTGAGATAGAACACCAGCACTATCAACATAATTATTTGAATTCGTCCAACCTATAACTCCTGTGCTTGAATTATATGTAATAGGATTTCCTTCTGTGCTTATTGACCCTCTTATATCTGCCGTATTAGGTATATCATCTGTAATTGCTAATGTGCCTGTCGCACTTGGAAATCCAATATTTATATTATCAGTTAAATCAGGAGTGAATACATTTATATTATGACTTAAATTTTCATCTTTTAATATCATCTTTTCATAAGCACCACTTGTAGATGTAAATATAGGTGATTTTAATGTCTTATTTTCCATAGTTTCTGTTGATGTAGCAGTAAATGATGTTGATATAACGCCTGATGCTGATACACTAATAGGTGGTGTTCCTGAAAATAATCCTCTAATCTGTGCGTCTGTTCTAATTTCACTTTGTAAAGCAAGAGTTCCTGCTGTTGATGGTAAAACAATATCAATAGCATCACTTGCTAATGATAGTGGTGCTTGTAATTTTATATAATTCGTTCCATTATCACTTGCTTCAAACATAGATATATAAGCACTTGAAGCACTTGTAGCATTTTTTATTACTATTGGTTCAGCATAAATATTACGGCAATATATATCCTTCATTCTATTTTTGCTATACAAACTTGATGTTTCACCAATTAAATCACCAGCAGTTATTAATATATCTCTCGTAGCATCTGCTTTCATAGTCATAACATCACCTCTGCCGTTGATATGAAAGAGAAAATCACCTGTATTACTAACACCTAAATAAGGAAAATTACTGCCGTGTGTATTATTTCTAAAACTAACATTATAAGACCTTAAACTTGGCGAATAGTAATAACCATAGAAATCAATACCATAGGTAGTATCAAAATCTATTTTATTTTCATTATTATTAGTAGAGAATAGAGTATTTTTTAATTCCATATCGCCATATACTAAAAGTTCCACATTATTACTATTAGCATTATCTTCATCACCAATAATTACATTATAACTATCTAATTTTGGTGTGAGTGTTAAACTATTTAAATTCCAATAATTAGTATCATTATCATCACTATATATTAAACCATCACCTGCTGGATTGACCCTCAAAAATTTATTTGCTGTAAATCCACTCAATCCTTTTAATGATATAGTTGTTCCAGTAATATCAATAGGAGCAGTTCCAGTATATTCAGTATTATTATCATTAGCAAACTCTAACGCCGTCCCACCACTATTCATTTTTAAAATTTGCCCTGCTGATCCTAAACTATTCAATCCTTTTATAGATACATTATAATCACTATCAATTAATAATGGTAATGATGTTGTTATATCTGATAAATTTTCAGTAGTAAATGTGTTAGTTAAATTTCTATTATTAAAACCATTTCCATTTGTTAGGTTTCTTGAACTCATATATTATAATGTTATATTATTATTTTTGAGTAAAATAAGCAATAATATATATAAAATTTACTGATTTTACTCACTTATTAAATTTCTTCTGTTTATATAAATTTTTTACAAACTCATTATATTTTTTTTCATTTGGAGTGTTTTTTCTTTCCACACTTGGTTTCCTTCTTTCTTTCTTTTTTTCCTCTTCTATCGGATCACTATATTTATTTAATTCAATAGATTTTAAAACTATGTTTTTTAAATCAACATCTTTATTTTTATTTTTCATTTAGTATAATATAATAAATTATTTTTTTATATTTTATTATACTATAATGTCTAAATCTAAAAAATCAGTTGAACGCCAAAAACCAAAAAAGAAGGTACATGATAAAGAACCAGTTGCGGATATTATTGCTGTAAAACAACCTTTAAGTACAGGGGGACAAAATATAAATAAAAATACCCAAAATGTTATTATTCAGTTTCCTAATGATGTTGAATTAAGAAAAGTTAAAAAGAAAAAGAAAAGTAAACCAAAAGATAATAAAAGAAAACAATTATTAGATGAATTAAAATCTGAATTAGAAAATTATGATAATATCCAAGCAGAAGTCAGAAAGAAAAATATTAAAATTCCAACGAATTTAGGATTAACTATGATTTCAACAAGTCAACTAAAAACTAATGATGATATTATAAAATTTATTGAAGATGTCGCACAAAAAACAGAAGGATTGAAAAAATTATTAAATCCACAAATGGAACAAAGAATAGCAACACCAACACAACCTAATAGATTCGGTTTTCAAGACGCAGTAAGATATATTGGTGGTATTCCTGTTAATCCATCAGTTCAACCACCACAACCACCACCACAACAACCAATACCATTAATTAGACCTTTTAATCCATCACAACCAGCACAACCAGCACAACCAGCACAACCATCTACATACGACCCATTTAAAGATTTAAAAGATGTAGAAAAAGAAGTATCTGATAGAATAGGTGGAGGAACAGAATTACCACCAGCACCACAAGCATCAAACGCTACTTCTACTACTGGTGGAACTATTATTGATGGAGGACAAACTATAACTGGACTTCCAACTAATCCTGTTGAAATGGAAGAATATAAAAGACCAGATATAGGCAATTTATCAACTATAAAAGGTGCGGTTTTAGGGGGACACGATACTATGAGTGGTGGTATTCCAGAAACTATATCTGTACCTCCTGGTTGGTATAGATTATATCATAGATGGACTAAATACCAAGCAGATATAGGATATGATGATATAGCAAGATTTTCAATAGGAAAACCAGAAGACCAATTTTTTCATATACCATTAGCAGATTATAATAGAATTATGAAACAACGAAATACATTAAGAGATGAATATAGAATTTTTTTAAATGACCTTCCAAGAGATCAATTAAATCTTCTTCTTAATGATAAAGATATATCACCTTTTCATAAAATAATGATGAATGGATTAAATGAAGAACCAAAAGAGATATTAAAACAACAATTAGATAAAGTAGGTGTACCTCATCGTGAAATCACACAAGGAAACGAACAACCAGCAAGAGCAATAGCAATACAAAAAAGTAAATTTAAAGACCCAGCATTAGAAAAACAACGAGAAGATTTTGAAACTTATATAGCAACAAAAACAACAGATTTACAACAATTACGAAATCAGATACAACAAAAACAAAAAGCAGGTCAAGTTTTATCACAAAAAGAAAAACAAGGTGATATGGATATTATATTTGCCTTTCAAGGACAAGCAAAAGACGAATATGATAAATTACCAAAAGATATTCAGATAGACGCAAGAGTAGCGTATGATAAATTTATAAAAAGAACTAATGATGTTATAAGTATTATAAATACTGGAAAAACTTTTGACCCAACAGAGTCAAGTATAAGCAAAAGAAAAAAAGAAATAATAAAAAGGACAGCAATAAAGGATTTAATTGATTATATTGAAGATGACCCACAAAACACACTCGGTAAAAAGAAAAAAAAATTAACATCTAAAATGGTTTTTAATATTAATGAATATTTAGGTGAAAGAGTATCACAAAAATTAGAAGCATTAAAGGGAGATATTTTAGCATATAAAAGGGAATTACAAAATGAAATGAGGGCAACAAATTATCCTTATGATACACCGAGTTATGAAAAATATATAGCACAACAACAACCACAACAAGGAGCGGTTGTATCTTAATAAATGAGTAAAATAAGCAGTAATATATATATGTTAATTACTGATTTTACTCACTTCAACTCCTTCGTCTACATCATCTTCATTTATTATTATTTTATTAAATCTTTGATAGTATCTTTCATTAGTAGGTTTATTATTTAATATTAATAAAAAACTATATTTATCTTTCCATGCTAATTTTAAAACTTCGTTTTGTTGTTCTTTTGATAAATCAGACATTAACTCGTCTTTAATACTATCCAATTCTTTTTTATTATCAGTCCTAAATAGGTATATAGAGGAGGCATTACATCTAAAAGTTAAAGGTAATTCATTATAACGCTGTGATAATATCCAAACACTACAACCAGCAGACCCATCTCCGTCTGGGTTTGTTAAAATATGTCTTCGGTTCAATATCGCCTTACATAATGTAGCGGATTTTTTGATAGATTTTATCACATCGTCAAGCACTATTAGACAATTATTATTATCTTCATCTTCTTTTTCTGTATCAATAATATCTTGTAATATTTCATCACTATACTTGTTAAATATTCTGTTTTCATTTAGATTTAGTTTATTTAGGGGTAATGATTGTAATGATGCTGATATTAGATAGATATGATCGTAATATTTATAGAACCATCTTGGTTGGTCTGGTTTCTTCATAGTTGGACGACTACATAACATCGCTAAAAATAACGAACTTTTACCAGAACCAGCACTCCCTACTATATAGGAAAATGAGTTCATCGCTTCAAGTGGAGGATTAACTTTATATGCTACATTAGCAGTATTGTCTACATTTTGAGATATTAAAGGAATTTTAGAGAGTTTAGAATTTTCAATAATTTTCATTATATAAACTTATAACATTTAATTTTAGAAATTTTTTTATATTATAATAATATATAAAATGAGTGTTGAAACGAGTTCTGAATTAAGTCTACCACTTTCTATGAGATATTCTGTTGCTTCTGGAACTAATGCTATACCCTCCAAAACCAGATTAACAAGATGGGATTCAACCAGTTCATCTTATAGTGCTACTTCTAATAATAAAATCCTTATTCCTATTGCGAGTGATAATTTTATTGATACTACAAAAGGTTATTTATTTTTTAAACTCCAAAATGATATGAACGGAAATGCTACATTAGACGGAGATGCTCGTGCTGTTATTGATAAAATTGAAATTTCTGTCGCTGGTTCGTCTGGTCGTGTGGAAACAATTGACCGATATAATATAATGTCGCTTTACAAGAAAGTATGGAATACAAGTTTAGAAGATTGGTGTGCCGACCAAGCATTAACAGGAGGTAATAATCCTTTTTCTAATGTTAAAACTTCCGCACGAATTGACCCTGCTAATACACAACAAGCAGGAGGTGCTGGTGGTGCTGCTGCTAATAGTTTTACTAATATTGTTGCTGATACTGTTGTATCATCTGGTAATGATGGAAAACTTGGTATTTGGTCGCCAGATGGAGATGTTCTTGCTACAAATACTTCCAGACATTATTGTATTCCTCTTGATGTTGGATTTCTTAACTCCTATTTTGGTAAGGCATTACCTATGGGACTTCCACAATTCACACTTGAAATTACCCTTGCTGGTGTGTCTCAACCATTCATCACGAGTTCTAATGCTGCTAATTACACCCTATCTAATGTAAGATATTATGCTCCTACTTATGAAATTTTAGATGCCGAAAGTATGGCGGTTTATAGAAACAAAATCGCAACAGAGTCTACTATGTGGATAGGTCAATCAGTTCAAACTATAATTAATTCTGTCGCAAACGCAGCAAGTAAACAAACATTTCAGATTAATTCATCATTTAGATCACTTAATTCGCTTGTATCACTTATGAGACCATCAGCAAATATTTTAGATGCGGATAAAAATTGTTTAACAGCATTTAACCTTACTAATGTTGTTGATTATTTATATCGTATAAATTCTCTACAATATCCACAAGACGAAATTGCTTATGCTGCTAATGGTGCTAATGGTAATCAAGGTAGAGCATGGTTGGAAGCATCAAAAGCACTTGCTCCACACGGACACAAATACGCTAAAACTTGTGCTATTACAGCAACTTCGTTTGGTAATGCTGATGGTTTAGGTGTTGCTTCTGGTCGTGGTTCTATGTGTGTTGACTTAAAACGATTTACTGATGAACGCCTTGTAAATCTTGGATTAAATACAAGTGGAAATTCTGCCCCATCAACATTAGAGGTTAATTTTGGTGGAAACGCACCAGCAGCACAAGACCTCACTACCTTTGCTTTCTATGATTGTATATGGGTAATGAATAAAGAAGGTCTTGTAGAAAGAATATTTTAAATTTAATTAAATTTTTTGGTAAAAATAAAATCTTTTTATAATATATATGTCTGATATAATAGTAGATTTAAATGATTATAAAAGTTCATATGAAAATATTCAATTATCAATAGAAGACGCAATTAAACAAGAAGTTCAAGATGAATTTAGAGATCCAGTTTTTATTCAAGATGCTTCAATAAATTATAGAGAGCAATTTTTAAAAAAATATGAAAAATATGAACCTTATATTGTAGATGACTCATATGTAGAAGAGGAAGATAAACGAAATCTATTAAAATATAGTAAAGAAATAGTAGATTTAGAATATAGAGCATTTCCATCACCGATGTATGAAATTCTAATTGAAAAAATATATAAGGATACTATAAGAAATATGAATAAAGAAGATTATTTAAAAGAAAAAGAGGAATTAAAAAAAAAATCTTTTTTGGAAAAAGAAATGGATAAAATTTATAATTCTAATAAATTTTAATCAATTTATAATATAAAAATTAATATATTTTATTATATTATAAATGTCTAATTTAAGAATATTAAGATTAACTAACACAAATGAAAATGTTGTAAGATTATCAACAGACAAATCGTCATTTTTTTATAAAATTCCAGAGGATTTAGTAAATATGGGACGATGTGTAGTAGAAGTTGTATCTGGTTCAGTTCAGATTACAAGACAACCAACAGGACAAGCATCAACAAGTCGTATAGTTCCAACAAATATTCCAGTTTTATTAGTAAGAAGTAATATAGAACAATTAGGAACAGATAGTTATACTGGGGGTGATGGTAATATTTTAGGAACTTGTTTATTACAAAATACAGCACCAGCATCAGAAGTATTAGCAGGGTCAACAACACAAAACGCAGTACCATTTAGTCAAACAAGTCCATTAACTTTTTTATGTAATCAATTACCAAGTGAAGTTTTTGTAGAAAAATTATATTATACTGATGCCGTAGCACCAGTATTAACACCAGCAAATAGTTATACCACAAATAATTTACCTATGGAAGTCGTGTTAAAATTAACTTTTCTTGATATGGAATAAGTATGTGAGTAAAATCAGTAAATTATATATATATTATTGCTTATTTTACTCATTTTTATTTTGCGGATAATTTCATTTAAAAAAATATCTTTGTATATTATATAATGCCTTTAAGAAAATATGAATGGGAAACCGAAGATGAAAAAAAAGAAGTTAGGAAAAGAGTTGATAGGGAAAAGAAGTTTGCTAAATATTGGAAGGATAATTATAATTTAAATGTAAAAGAAGACCAATTAGAGATGTTAAAAAAATATAAAAGTGAAATAAAAAAAATACTTCCTATAATGGATTTTGTTAGATCGCTTGAATTGATAGAGAATATTTAGGCGTTTTTGTAGAATTTTATTAATTAATTTTTGTATAATGAAATTAATTAATTTTTGTATAATCATGTTGAAATATTTAGGAATATTAGATATTTTCAAATTCAAAATTTTCCAATTATATTTAGGAAAAATAATTCTGGATTATTTAGGAATAAATTTTTAATAATTAATTTTATGCGGATAATTTCCAGAATATTTTTATCTTACTATATTATATAAAATAATGAATACTCAAAATACTCAAACTCAAAAAACTTTTCTTGCCTTTAACTATATGACTAACGCTAATACAATTAGAGAAGGACTTTATAAATTACCTCTTATCGTACCTAAACAAATACAAAATGATAATGATTTTTCAAAACAAAAAAGACCTAATATTCCACCAAAAAGATTATTAAAAAAAGAGGATTTAGAATGTGGATTTAATAATGTTGCTTTTAATGGATTAGAATTTCAAAGACCTAAAATGGTTTATGAAAACAAAATAGCAGTTAGTTATGAATACCATAATAAAGAAATAATGAATGAAAATACTTCATATGGTTTACTTACTGGGTCATTAAATAAATTAGTTGTAATTGACTTGGATACATCTAAACCAGTATGGAATGAATTAAAAAACGAACACCCTTTTATTAAATATTATTGTGATATTTTTGAAATTGAATCTAATGAAGATTATAAAATTACAATTGAAAATATTATTAAAAAAATAAATACATTTTCAGTAAAAACTCAATCTGGCGGTTTTCATTTATATTTTAAATCAGAACACGCTGGGTCTTATCCTAACACACAATCTAAAAATTTAGAAATTGATATTAGAGGTGAAGGTGGTTTTGTTGTTGGTGCTTACTCTAAAATTTATGATGTAGAAGGTAATGAAAAATTTTATTTACCATTTACTAATGTTGAAGTAAAAGAATTAGATGTTATTAATAATGATTTTATTAATATGTTATACGATAAAACTGGTAAAACAAAATGTAGAAAAGATAAAATTAATCTTAAAAAAAATCTTAAATATAGATTAAATGATGGATTATGGGATTATGAAATTACAGACGAACAATTAAAATTTATTGAAGACCATTTACCATTAAAGTTTTTTCAAAGTTGGGAAGAATATTTTAAATTAACTACTTTTTATAAAATTATAAATAGACATGATGAATGGGATAAAATTAGTAAAGCAAATCAAGGATACAATTATAAAGAAAATCTTGATATGTGGAATAGTGCTAATTGTGAAATCACTTGTGTAGAATATGTTTTAAAATCAGTTGGTAAATTACACTATTTACCATATATGAAAAATAAACCATTAACACCAAATAAAATAAAAGCAGATGAAATTGTAAATAGTGAAAATACAAAAGGATTGAGTGATGTTCTTGAACTGGAACAAGATGTAAATTATATTATTAAATCTGGTACAGCAACAGGTAAAACTTATTTATTTAATAAATATCATCACGAACAAGGGAATCCTATTTTATCTATTACAAGTAGAGTTTCATTAGCACAAGAGCATAGAAGAGTTTTTAGTAATTTTAATAATGATGAGGAAGAAGGTGAAGATTATATTTTATATTCAGAACATAGAGGTAAAGGATTTTTTCATTTTGAAGATGATAATATGATTATACAAATTGATAGTATTGAAAAAATTAGTAGTTGGGATTTTTCTAATTATATTGTTTTTGTAGATGAATTAAATAGTGTATATGAATATTTAATGAGTTCTTCCACATTACAAACAAGGAGGAAAAATGTAATGAGAGTTTTTTGTAAAATCATAAGTGAATGTAAACAATTTATCGGTGTTGATGCTGATATTAGCGACCCAGTATTATTTTTTCTTAATCCAGAAAAATATTTAAATGGATTATCCAAAGAAACAATTGAAGATTTTAAACAACAATCACCAAATATAGAAGTAAAATATATTGAAAATACACATAAACATTACAAGGGAACACCAGCAACAGAATTATATTCTTTTGATGACCTTGTAAATAATCTTATTCTTGAAGATAAATATATGGTTTGTTGTGATAGTGCTACTGAATGTAGAAATTTAAGAAATAAATTATTACAATTAGAACCAGACCAAGATATAGTTGTAATTGATAGATTATATGACGAAGAAGTGGATTTAGATAAAATTGATAAAGTTATATTTAGTCCTAAAATTATTTATGGTTTAGATAGTCAAATGAAAAGAAAAGTATATTGTTTCTTTAAAGGTCATACAATTCCAGCAAAATCTATGCTTCAACAAATAGCAAGATGTAGAAATATAGAACATTTATATTATTATTTTATGGATAAAACAGAAATCATTAAAGATTTTGAATTTAATAAAAGTGAAGATGTTGTTGATAGGGTAAAATATTTAGAAAATTACATAACATCTTATTTTAAAACTATTATTACAGAAGAAGAACATGATGCTATGTTATTAAATAGACAATCATTTTATAATTATTTAATATCATTACATTTATATAATGATGATTGTGATACATCTAATAAATTTTATCACTTTAAAAAAGGTTTGAAAAATATTGGTTATGAGGATAATAGTGAAATGAAACAAAATTATCAGATGAAGACAAAAGATAAAAAGAAATTAAAAGAATTAACAAAAGAAGAATTAACAACCCATTATGAGAACAATTTTGATGAGAATGAATACTATAAAAGAATACAAGAATTAGTTAATATTCCAAATACAGATAAACATAAAAATATGTACGAAGAGATTTTTGTAAAACCACAAGCACTACAAGAACATTTAAATTATTGTAATTTATTTTTTAAAGATACTACATTAGAAGATTTAAAAGAAGAATGGAAGAAAAAAGAATTTAGTGTTAATGTATCCACAGGTGATTTAAATAAAATAAATTGGATTAAAAATTTAATGGAAAAATGTAAATTAGAAGAAAATAGTTTATTTCCTACTGAATCAATTACAAAGGAAGAAGCAAGTAAATTAAAAACAGAATATTTAGAATTATTTAGGCATCAAGGTAATACAAGTAAAATAGATTTTACTGATAAATATTTTATTGGTAAAACAATACAATCCAGTATTGAAAAAATATGTGGTGATAGTCCTTATGTGAGTAAAAAAATAAATATTAAAAATGAAGATGGAAAAAGAACATCTAAAATGATTTATGAAATGGGTGGTGAGGGTATTGGAAGATATATGTATCATAAGAAATTAGCAAGTTTTAGATGTAAAAAACCAGCACAAGTTTTAAGAAATTTAAGAGCAAAATTGATGAAGAAAGAAGCATTAAATAATTTTTTTAGTAAGGTTTTTTAAAGTGAGTAAAATCAGTAAATCATATTATTATTTTAACTTATTTTACTCAAAATAATAATATAACATTATAATATAAATGGAAGATTTAACAAACAAACAATTAAAAGATTTAATACGAGGTTATAAAAAAGAAAAATGTCCTGCTTTCAGTAAGGAAAAAAAAGAAGGTTTAATAAAAATTGTAAAGTCATTAAATTTAGATATGACTTTAACACCAATAAAAAAAAAGAAAAAAAAAGAAAATATTAAATTAAAAATTAAACCAAAAAAACCAGATAAACCAAAAAAACCAGATAAACCAAAAAAACCAGATAAACCAAAAAAACCAGACCCACCACCGAAACCACCAAAACCAATTTTAGATGAATCTTTAATAGATGATGATGTCCCAAAAATAAAAAAAATTCAATCTATAAAAGAACCAAAATTTATTAAAGGAATTACATTAACACCAGATAAAATTGAAAAATTTAAAATTAGAGGTAATGATAGTTGGAACGCATCACAAACAAACATGTTAATAGTATATGAATATATATTAGATAAACATAAAAACGATTGTATCCCTATTGTTAAATCTATTGATGGTAAACAATCAATATTAACAATTGAAATAAGAAATGCTGAAAAGGATATGGAAAAAAGTGATATAGATTTTGCTTGGACTAAAAAAGGAAGAGGATATAGTAAACCAGCATCAGAAGAAGATTTAATGAAAGCAGTAAAACAATTAAGAGAATGTAAAAAAAGATTTGTCCCTTTACCATTTGGATTTAGTTATAATGATGGTAATGGTGTATCAGCACACGCTAATATGATTATTCTTGATTTAGAAAAAAATACAGCGGAACATCTTGAACCACACGGAAACGAGTATAGAGGTGAAAGTTATAAATTAAAAGGTTTAGACCAAACTATAAATAAACTTTTACCAGAAATATTTTATGAATGGGGTTTTAAATATAGTAATCCTAATGAGAGTTGCCCTTATATAAAAGGAGTTCAGAGCATAGAAGGTTATAATAGAAGTGGTGATGATATAAATAGAAATATTGAATTAGATGTTTTTGATAAATTTACAAAATCGCAAAATGGTTTGTGTTCTTTATGGAGTTTTATTTTATTTGATTTAAGATTAAGTAATCCAGATTTTACAATTCAACAAATTCTAAAAAATGTTTTAAAAGATATTGATTTTGAAGAATTTAAAACTAATGTATTAGAAGATTTTTCTAAATCATATAAAAGTTATGACCCAGATAGTATAAATTATAAAGATTACGAACAATACGCCAGTCAGTTATTCGTAAAATGGAAAAGGAAAAAAGATATGAAATTAAGTGATCTATTTTTCATGTATGCTATAACATTAGCACACGAAGCATTTGGAAACTATACTAATGATTTATTAAATGCTATGAAAGATGAAGCAGAAAAAAATGATATGAAAAATTTTATGAAATTTATTGAAGATAATAAAATCAATCCATTTAAATTAATGTGGATATTTGGTAAGGTTGATAATAAAAAGATTGAATTAAAAACTAATGATTATGTTGTTGAAAATCCTAATGGATTATTTACAACAGCATTTTATAATAATGTTAGTCCAAAAGTAAGGAAAATTGTTTTTAATAATTTATTAGATAAAACCACTATTAGTGTTCTAAAAGATACAAGAGAAAAAAAGAAAAATCTAAAAATACAATTACAAGAAAAAGGTGTTATTAATATAAAAACTACATCACAAGGCGAATTAGGTAAATTAGAAAATGAAGATGAATTAGTAAAACAATATATAGAAAAATTAGCAAGGGGATATTGGGGATTAAAAACAAAGAAAAAAGAATTAGAAAGACCTTTATTAGAAGCAATAAAAAAAAAATTAATTGATTCTAAAACACCAGGCATTCCAGAAGAATATTTTAATAAAAATATGAAACCATTAACGAACCTTGTTAATGATTATATGAAAAGTAAAAAAAAGAAGATTGATAATGATGAATTAAAAATTTATGATAAGTTTTATGATACTGGTTTAGAAACTGAAATGAAACTTTATTTTAAAAACGAACAAAAGAAAAAGGTAATGAAAAAAGAAAATAAAAAAGAAGCATTAAGTCAAAAATTAAAAGATGATTTAGATGATTTAATAGGACAAAAAACATTTGAAGAAATTGAAGCATACCAATTTAATATGGAAAATAAATTTGTAAAATCTGTTATAAAAATGTATCCTGCTTATAAGGATATTTTAAAAAACAACTCTGAATCATCAGAGGACACTTTACAAGTATTTATAGATTATGTAGAAGAAAATTATGAATATGATGATATGATAAAAATATATAGAAAATTTATAAAGAAATTAAAAGAATAATTATATTTAATAATATTATATGACTACTATAAAATTATTAAATGATTTATTAGACGAATTAGATGATGAAAAAGATAATTTTTCTAATCAGAATAAATATATAGAGATATGTAATCTAATAAAAAAAATAGGTTCAAGTATAGAAAAAGATACTAATTTAGATGAGGTAAAAAATCTAAAATCTAATATAGAATATTTAAGATTATCACGAAATAATTTAATTCAAGAAAATAGAAAAATGAAAAAAAAATTTATTAATTGTACTCCACTTTTTAAAAAGTGAGTAAAATCAGTAAATTATACATAAATTATTGCTGATTTTACTCACTATGCGTATAATGAGGATTATTAAAATCCATATTTTTTCCACTCTGGTATTTCTGGTTGTTTAGGTTGATAAAAAACTGCTGGTTCTGATACAACTTCTTTTACACTATCTTTTATCATACTTTTTACTTCCTTTTTTTTATTGTCTTCTTTTTCTGCTCTTCTTTTTTTATTTGCTTCTACTAATCGTCTTGTTGCTTCTATTTGTGCTGGTGTTCTTGTTTTACCACCTATACTCCTTTTATCAATTTTACCATTTTTTCTTTGAATAAGTTTCTTACCTAATTCAAGTTCTTTTTTTTCTTTTTCTTTTTCTAATTCCATTTTTTTAAGTTCTCTTGCTGTAAATTTTGGTTTCTTCATTTTTTCATATTCACCATTTTCATTTTGAACCATGTATATTACTTTTTCCTTTGTAATTACCTGCTTTGCTAATTTTTCTTCTAATGGTTTTGATGGTCTACCTTTTTTTTTAGGAATAGGAATAGGTTTGCTTTTTTTTCGTGCTTTTACTTTATATTTAACTTCTTCTTCGTCATCTTCTTCATCTTCAATAACAACATTACTTTCATTTTCTAAATCAAGCGATTCATCACTTTCAGTATCAGACATAATATAATATATATAAAGAAAATAATTTTAAATGTTAATTAATATAAAATAAATTCCTTAATTAACAATAAATTTTATTTATATATATTAAATGATTGAATATATAGTTTAACTTTTATCCATCATATCTATAATTTGGTCTATAATTAATTTCTTACCTTTATGCTCTATCTCACTTTCTTCATTTTGTTCTACTGGTTGTTGTCTAACAATTTGACTTGGTGGTTGAAATGGTGCTAATCTATTTGTTTCTTGTGGGATAATTTGACCTTGTATAGCATTTCTTCTACTTCTGATATTTACTTTTCTTTCTATTTCTTGAATTGTTCTATTTATAGGAAATACCATGAATGATATAGATAATTCATAATTAATTCCATTAAAATTTATTAAATTATTGTTTTGGTCTTCAATTCTTAATTCTAATGCGTCTATATTTGAATGTAATATAGTGTGTTGTCTTGCGTCATTTTGATTTAAATAAATAATAAAACCACTATTAACATCAACACTTATTTTTTGTATTACTTGTGAATATCCAGACCTCGTAGAAAAAACCATATTACCAGATGTGGTAGATTTTACTAATAAACTATGTACTGATGCTAAATCAGCAATATTGGTAGATTCAACAGAAGCACCATTAGCAATAACGCTGTCTGGTATAATATCACCGAACCCAAAACCTAATAATTTTCCACAAGTAGAACCAGACCAATTCATAGTTATAGTTGACCCAGAATTATTAGTTAATGTAGTTTTACAAGTAAATTTATCATAAGTAATAGCAACTGGAAAACCATCATCAGCATTTAGTACTCTTACTAATTCATCTATATCATAATTTTTATTAGGTATTGTATAACTAACACTTGAATTATATAATAGTTTATCATTATTAACATTACTGGAAACATTATAAAAACTATTAGGAATTTCTGCTTGGGTAATTATCATATGTATTTCTTCTTCTTTTGGATTAATTTTTATTGGTTCAACTAAATCTATAAAGATGTGTGAATTTAAATCACCTTCTACATCAACATCTTTGGAACGAATATGGACGATATATTGACGACTTGATTGTATTAAATTACTCTCCATTTATATTATAACATATTAAAAAAAAAATAAAATCTTATTTTATAATATAAACATGAATGATGAAGAATTTATAAATTTTGAAGAAAGGAAACTACAAACCATAGAAAGTAGATTAACACCATACGATAAACAAATATACGGAGCAGAGATAGAATATATACAAAAATTATTAGAAATTTTAAGGAAACAAGAATCCAAACCACAAACACAAAAGCAAAAAGAAAAAACTGAAAAAACAAAAAAAAAAGTTGAAGATAAATTAAAACAATTTATTAATCATTTTTCATTAAGAAAATCAAGTATAATTACAGATAAACAAGTTCCAGATGGGGTTATGGAAGACGCACATTTGGTAAAAGCATCAACAAAATATTATGCTAATAAAGAGAATGATGTAGTAGCGAACCAGTATTTAGAAGATAATGGATTAAAACATTATAAAATAGATAATGATTTATCTAATGAAAAAGGGTTAGTTGTTGAAAATACAAGAACAGGAAAAGTAAAAGTAAATTATCGTGGGACTGACGCAAAGGGTTTAAATACCGAAGATTTTGACTACGACGCCAGAGTGTATTTTGGTCGTGAAGGCAACCACGAACATTTAAAATCAGCAAGGAAACAAATGAAAAGTGTAATAGAAAAATATGGAAAAGAAAATGTTGAGAGGGTAAATGGTTTCAGTCTTGGAGGAAATAAAGCACTTACAATAGGACAAGAATTTAAAGTAGATTCAAGAGGTTTTAATTCATATATAGGAAAATCTCATTATAACGCTACACCATCATACGAGGAAGGACTTAATCACGAGATATGGAGAACGAGCGAGGATATTCCGAGCATAGCATCAACTTATTTAGATGGAACGAATAATTTAGAAGTTAGAACACTACCAGTTAAAAAAAACTCAACAAACCCATATAAGGCACATAAATTAGAGCAGTTTACGAGTAATGACCCAAGAACAGATGACCCTACTACTATTGAAATGAAAGGAAAAAAAGCAATTGAAACAGCATTACAACACGGAGAATTACAAACATTTAATAGAATGTTAAATAAAAAACCATCAGCACCACCAGAAATAATGCCTTATGATCCATTAACACAACAAAAATTAGATACATTAGAAGCGAATGTAAAAAGTATTCCAGACCCACATTTACCAAAATTACCACCAGATAGAGTTGCGAAAATGAAACAAACAGGAAAATTTGACCCTAAATATTTTGATAATTTACCAGATGAGGAGTATTTTTCTAAATTTGGAAAAAAAGAAACATTAATACCATTAGAAGATTTATCACAACCACAACAAGCACAAGGAAGAAGATTATTTAAACAAAAAGGACAACCATTAGAGTCTGTTGAAGATGAAACAGAATTAATAGATAGACGAAAACCAAAAACAGATGATATAAGTAGACAAACGACAGAATTAGAAAATCGTGTATTAGGTACACAAGTAGAATTAAAAGAACTACCAAAAAATAAAGGGTTAAGAGGTGATGATATAAGTAGACAAACAACAGATTTAGAAAGTCGTATATTTGGAACTGAACCAAAAGTTAGAAGAGGAGCAAAAAAAATATCTAATGAATTTACTGAAATTGAGAAACAATTTAAACAAAGAAAAATGATAAAAAATAAAAGAGGACAATTACCAACAAACGATACACTATCATTAGACAATTCTATTGATGCGTTAGAAGGTAGAATAATGGGAGTAAAAGTTCAGACAATACCACAAGCAAAAGGAACAAAAAGTTTTGTTTTTGATACTGGTATTGAACTTGATGATTTGGGTAAAAAACAAGGAACACGAACTACAACAGAATTAGATACTGAATTAGGAAAATCTCAATTAAGACCACCACCAGAACCAGAACAAAAACCTATGACCGCTGATGATTTACAAGCAAGATTTAATAAATTAGCAGAAGGTAGACCACCACCAGAAGACGATATGACTTTTACAGAATGGGTAAATAAACATAATAAAGAAACAGGAAGTAAAATGAGTGCTAATTCTAATCATAAAAAAACATTATGGGAAAAATCTGGTGGTGAATTAACAGATGAAGAAAAGGTTGGATATACACCTGAAAAAACATTTAACGATTTAGAATTTCTTGATGATTTTAAAGATAAAGATAGAGATGATAGAACATCAGATTTAACAGATTCATTAAAAGAACAAGACCAAGCAACACAAGAATTACAAGACCATTTGGAAACACCTATAAGAGCAGAGGGAGTTGGTAATTTTGGTACAGAAGTTATGAAAGGATTAAGTCCTACATCTATGGGGGCAGGACTGGTTGCTGGATATGGGGCAAAACAAGTATTAGGTTGGTTAGACCCTGATTGTAAACAACCAGAAGTTTTGAGAACAGCAGAAGAAGGAGGTCTTGCTGGATTAGGCACATCATTTTTGTTAGGGTCTCCTGCTCTCCCAGAAGTCGTAGCAGGGACAGCAGGGTATTTAGCAACTAAATATTCAACCGAAGGAATCACAGAAGGTCTTGAAGATTTAGGTGTAAGTAAACCAGTAAGCGAAGGGATTGGTGCGACTGGTGGAGGTATAGTGGGAGGAGCAACAGCAGGTCTCGCTGGTGTGGGTACAGCATTAGCGACTGGTGCTGAAATTGGACTTGCTGGTGGAGCATTAGGCGTTGCTGTTGGTGCTACAATTGGAGGTCTGGTGGGAGGTGGTGCTTACCTAATTGGAAAAATATTTGGTTAAATTTTTTATATCATGTATATATTATGGAAGAGTTAAAAACTATTGATAATGAAATAGATGTAATTTATTCTAAAAGATTTTTAAGTGGATTAGAAAAAAATAATATAACAATTGAAGAATTAAAACATGAATGGTTTTATCAAGGAGGAGAAATAGGAAGTCATTTTAATTATTATAAACTTGTTAATGGTTCTACAAGTGAATTACCAGAACATAGTATATTTTGTATATGCGGTCATAAGATAAAATACAATTGTTATATTGGTAATGGTGAGAGAGTTTTACCAGTTGGTAATTGTTGTATAAGAAGATTTATACCAAACAATAAAAGGAGTTGTAGTGATTGTGGAATTAAACATAGAAACCGAAAGGATAATAAGTGTAATAAATGTAGAAGAAAATTTACAAAAACTTATGTTAGTAATATTTTATCTTTTAATTAGTGAGTAAAATCAGTAAACTATATATATATTATGTCTGATTTTACTCAATTATTAATTAAAATGCTAAAAAACCATTATTAAATGGTTATTATGCTGTTATTATGCTGTATATATAGTCTTTTTAACCATATAATTTAAATTATATGGTTAAAATAATGATAAATAGGGTTTATTATGCTGTTTTAATGCTGTTATTCCAACCACATTATATCATTTTCAAGATTCATTTTATAACAATAATAGAATGTATCAAAATTACAAGCATTTCTACAATTTTTAGGTTTAATACCATCTACCAATTTATCAAAATGAATTCTTTTTCGTGGTATTATAATCTGTATATGTTTACCCTTCCATTCTCTAAAATATGATGTGTTTATTTTACTTGATGGAAAAATAATTATAAAAGGTTTATCAAGTACTAATAATCTTTTTAAAATTTCCTTACTTTTACTAAATGGTGGATTGGATACTAAGATATCATATTCAGGTAAAGTTGATTCATCAAAGAAATCAATTGGTTCATGTATAATATTAAAACCAAGTTCAGTTAAATATTCCCCAGATTTTCCATCACCATAAAACGCCTCCCATATAATTTTATCTTTTGGTATAAATTGTTGTATTGCTTCCCACGCATGTTTAGGGGTCATATAATCATCGTGTTTTAAAAATGTTTTTGTATGGAAACCTGCCATGTATATAATATAAAAACATTTTAATTTTCTTCATCGTTATTGTGGATATTATAAGATTTCATTATTGTATTCATGCTTGTACCTCTACTATTAACTAATTCTTCAATCTTTTTAAAATCTTTCTTATCTAATAAGTGTGCTATTAATATTTTAAATAATTTTGCTTCACCTAATTTATCAATTGATAAATTTAATAATCTTTCATTAAAAGAAGATAGTTTTAATTTTTCACCATTTTTTTTAGATATTATATAGGTATTATCCTTTGCGTTAATATCTTTTAATTCTTTAATAAATCTATCATCTGTAATATCAATAGTTTTAGATCCAAATGATTTATCTGTTTTATAATCATTAATATCTAATACAACCTTATTTTTTTTATGTACTAAATAATTTTCATCTTCTTTTTCAGTTGGTAATTTTTTAACATATATTAAATTAATATCTTTATTTCTTAATCCATGTTTTAAAAATAAAAAATTTATTAAATAATTAATACCTTTTAAGTCATCTAATTTTCCCATAATCTCATTATAACTTGGTAAATTATTTTTAGTTTCAGTCATTTTTTCTTTTCTGATTTTAATAATATCATCTCGTAAACTATTTCTAAATTTAATTAATTTATCAGTTTCTTCTTCGTTATGTTTTCTTACTAAAATTATCATATTTAAATTTAATGCTTTTGTGTTTGGATTCTCATATAAATCATTTAATTTTTTTATTATTGTTTGTTGTGATGTTAATACATTAAAAGGTAAATTATTAGCAATATGAGTATATGTTTTTTTTGTTTGTTCTGTAATATTATCTCTACTTTCTATATATGATTTCAATAATTCTGAATTAGTTTTTTTTTTAGGCATTATATAATATAATAAGATTTTTTTTTAAAATAACTAATTTAATTATTTTAAAAAATTACCATAATATTTTATGCGACCAATATTTCGCACTATTTTTATCATCACTATCTCCGTGTCGTTTATAATATAATTCTCTTCTTTTTTTATCTAAATGGTCTAAATCACTATAAACTCCTATTTTATCTTTATATTGTTGATATGGTAATTGACCGAAATGTATTACACCTTTTTCAGTTAGAACCATATATTTTTTATTCTTTCTTGTAGATTTAACTGGTTTATATAATTGTAAATCTTTTTTTTTCATATAATATTATGTTATAAAAAAATGTGAGTAAAATAAGCAATAATATATATATAATTTACTGATTTTACTCAATACACACTCATCACTTCTTCATATACTTCTTCATATTTTTTAGATGCTTCTTCTGGTGTAGAAAAAACCCCTAAATGTTTTTTTTTACCATCAATCCTTATTTGTGCTTTAAATCTTTCAATATTTTTACAAAAACAAACTCCTCTATAACCAGTTTGATTTTTCCTTTTTGTATTACGATTATTTCCAGACCTATCTACAAACCTTAAATTAGTAATATTATTATTTTTTCTATCGCCGTCAATATGGTCTATATCTGGGTAATTTTCATTTTTTTCTAAATAGGTTAATCCTACTAATCTATGAACGCTAAAAGTTTTTTTTATTCCGTCTTTTGATAAATCTATTATATTGTATCCATTACCATTATCTCTTGATTTTAAAATTTTATCGTGTTTATTTTTTACATCTCCATCTTGATTAATCCAGTATAGATTTTCATATCCTTCAATTTCTCTAAATGTTGGAATAATTATTAAAGTCATTATATAAAATAGGTAAATATTTTATTTTTCCTAAATAATACGAAAAAGAAAATAATTGATTTCTCTAATTTGGAGTTTTTTTATTAAAATTTGGATCACGATGACAGACACAATTTCGTAAATCAATCTTATCACATTTGCTATTTTGAATCGTCATTATTAAATTACTAATACCGCTAAATGCTATGCTTACAATTGCTATTACATCAACCATATATTAACTAAATATATTTATTTTCCAACATTTTTCATCGCTATTGTGTGTGCTTGTTGAAAACAAAAACCTTTTTTCATATGCTTTTTCATTTCGTCCATATGTTTATTTGTATGATGTGGTTTATGCTGTTTTAATAATTCTTTTTGTTGTTTACTTAACTCTTTTTTTGGTTTCATAAAAGGTTTTGGTAATTTTCTTGTTTTTCCGTACATCTATAAATAATAGAAATAAAATAATTCTAAATTTTTGGTATATCATATTTGTCTACAATTTTTTTATCAACCATATATCATGTATTAAGATTTAAATTCTTTAAAAGAAGATGAACTTAATAATTTATCAATTATAATTTGTTGTTGATTAATTTGTTTTTGTTGTTCTTCATTTTGCTTAATTAAATCTTGAATTACTCCTACTGATATTATATTAATCCTTTCATAATCCACAACTTTAAAAGGCATCTCTTCATCAAAATCTTTATTTGGTGGTTTTGCTTTAAATTCTTCTTTATCATCTTTATTTTTTTCTTTATCATAATTATTTTTTTGCTCTTTCCATTCATCTAATTCTTTTTCATAAATACCTTTATTCCAATTATCTTTTCTATAATTCCATTCATCTCTTTTTCTTATATCCTGTGAATTTTCTATTTCAGGATATAAATCATATAACTCTTCTGCTATTACTCCATAATGAATTTCATTATATTTA